TCTCTTCTCCTTCTTCATTAATCGTAAACATTAGTATCTGATCCTCTTGATCTCTACCCTCAAAGATGGCTATACTTGCGCCACAATTGTATTCGATGTAAACATACCCCGATAGGTTATTGTAACCGGCATCTCCGCAAATATCAGCATCATGTGGTACATAGTCTAACTCAAACTTTTTTAATGCAGTTAAAGACTTTAATTTGTTTAGTGTAAGAAATGAATTTTCCATTTGTTCTTTGTTTTAATGTTCACTACAAACATACGACACATTATCCGATCCACCAAATCTGAAATGTTAAAATTTTGTTAAAAGATTTTTAGGCCATCGGGCGCTGGGGCTGAGGTTGGCTGAAGATTATACCTGCCCCCCAATAAAAAAGGGACCCCCTATGCAAAAGGTCCCCCAATGAAAAATGAAATTATCTGATAACGTACCTGCCTAAACTTCTACCTCTAACCAACCATTCCAATGCATACCTGATTGCATCGAGGCAGTGGTTGTAGGAATCGATTGGCGTTGCGTTCTTAGTTTTCCAAACGTAGTTGTTTAGTTCCTTGATAATATTATGTGATGACTTATCCACTATCATCTCGTAGTCCTGCATTAAAGCGATCCCTGATAAAATGGTTCCCTTCTTTCTATTGGCCGCCTTAATATTGAGGTCCATATCTGACAACTCCTTTATTAAACGAGGCTCTGATCCATCCGCAATGATTAGATCTAGTCCACAGAACTGCCTGTTCTTACTGGCTATCTGACTGGTGGTTAGGTTAGGTAAAGCATAACACTCCCTTACCCACATCTTACGATCCTCAGGATCTACGCTCACCTGTACCAATGTAGTAGGGTCCGATGAAAAACCGAAATCCTGACCGAATACCGTTAACTCTGTCTGCTGATAATCTCCTACCTTCCAGTTCTTATAGATGGTCCCCTCTGCTGAAGAGAGCCATCCTCCAAGCATTTGGTGCATATACTTATCAGGCCTATCTCTTTTCATCTTGTCTATCTGCTCCAAGAAAGATTCTGATAGGTTATCCTTATTGTCCTTGTAGGTAGTGTGTATATAGGTAGTGTTACCCTCCTCACCATTGTACCCCTCAGGGATACCTACATTCTGAAACCATCGCTTATATATCCAATGCTCCTTAGTAGTAGGGTTAAGGATAAGGATACACCGGTTTTGTTCTGTCTGTGTTCTAACCGAGAAGTCTATCTTATCAAAGGTACCCTCGTCAATAAGTTCTTCAGCCTCATCCAAGACAAAGGTGGTTACCTTAGCCAAAGACTTTAGCGCTGCCGTTTGGTTTCCTGATGAGGTTCTGATACCCTTAAAGATAATAGAACTCTTAGTCTCCAGGTTAATGATCTCATCCTTAGTAATACGGAATACATGCGCCAAGCCCATCATGTCTATCTTCTCAATAAACTCAGGGATGATAGAGGTCTGTGCTGAAACCATAGTAAAACGAGTAAAGAGAACCTTGTGGCCCTTCTGACATATAAGGTTAAGTAAGAAGATGGCAACCCCAAAAGACTTACCGGATCCCCTACCCCCTGTAACAATGTAGTACCTTGATGGTGAACTAAACAGGGGTATATATCTATCGTTAATCTTTACGTTACTCATCGTCCTCCTCCTCTATGTCCTCTGCCTCGATATCAATAGTCTTCTCCTCGTCCTGTGTGCTGTTACCATAGAAGTTAATAACGGGAGCGGTAATCTTAGTACCTCCACCACCTCGTTCAATATCCTCAGGCTTACCAAAGCCATACTCCAATAGTAATTTCATGTGTCCTAGACTACCCTCCTTCGCAAACTGGGCTAATGAGCGCATAGCGTCCTGCTCCGAGCCAAAGACATCCTTCATGGCATTAATAGAGTAGCGGCTGATAGCCGCCTTCTTAGCATTGTTAACCCTTGCCGGTTTACTGGTAGGTGATCCGTTTAGTTGGACCTTAGGGGGTAACCGCTTGTTGGTCTTACGACCATCATTATCGGTGATCTCGTTACTCTTTTTTCTCTTTGCCATAATTCAATTGGTATATCTTTCGGTAAGCATCAAAAAGGGCATCCATTACGTTGTCCTTTGTATATATATAACCTGATTCTTTCTTTCTGTTTCCCTGATTAACAACAAGTTGGTACCTCATGGTCATTTTCCATTCCTTACCATCCTTAATTGCCTCAGGCTCTATGTTAACCTTAATATGCCTAGAGAAGCACCAAGACATCTCCTTCATAGGATTATCTGTCTTGGGACTCCCTAGTTGAAAAGGATTCTTTTTTACCTTAGGCATAAACCTCTGACTGCATTACCTTAACGGTTAACTTAACGCGCTCCATTACCTGCTCCAACTGCTGATCATTCAGCATATAAGTTAAGGATGCAAACTCATCATTGCTTGCGTTCTTCTTTAACTTCCTGTTGCTAATCTTAAGCATCTCATTCTCCCTGCGTAAAGAATCTAGATCATTCTTAAGCCTTGCAACATACTCTCTAGTGTTCTTACCTAACCTTCTCTTAGAAACATTCTTTTGATCGAACCATTCTTTATGGGTATCCTTTATCTCAAAGTAGATCTCACTAAAGAAACTGCCCTGCATGGCACGATGAAAGGAGTGGCTAAGCGCGTGTATCACCGTTGAGTGATCCTTGCCTAAGGTTGCCCCTATCATCTCTAGAGTATAATCCTCACCTACTAAGTCTTTAGCAATACCAAAGTAAATAGCCCTAGCGTAAATTACGTTTCTCTTTCTGCTTGGAATGTTAAGCGGATAGCCCACCTTCTTCTCGATCTGTTCTCTTATGTAGTTTAATTTGTCCATCATAAATTTCTCTTACTATATCTTCAAATATTAATTTACTTACTTCTTTGTGTTTCTCTGCGGTGAATGAGTAGAACCCTTCAGTATCTACATCGAGTCCTATCTCCTCTGCCGCCTCCTCGAACCTGTTATCGTGTATCTCCTCTATCTTATCAATGGCCTCCCTTATGCCTGCACATGCTAGGTACTCCTCCTTATCCTCAAACTCCTCCAATAGTTTGTCAAAGATAGTTAGGTCACTATAGATTAGCCATGCTGATAGTGTAGATATATAGAAGTGATCCTTCTGATATTTACTCTCTTTTAGTTCATTAAAGAATCCCTCTGATAACATAGTTCTTAATTAGTTCGTCCGTATTTGGTTGATTAAAGTATTGCTTGTAGACGTTTATGGCGTGGTTAATCTTATCCTGCCCTCGCTCAATAAACTCTCCGCTACACTCAAATATACCAATATCTTTTGACTTCTTATTGATCACTAAGAAAACGAACTCTGTTGCTCCAAAGATCTCCAAGTACAATGCCGCCTGTAGATCATAAGAGTAGTTCTTAGCGGACCAATGAAAATCATTAACGTCCGAACTTGTTGTCTTCAGGTCAACGATAATACCTGACTCTCTGTTAATGGCATCTGCCTTTGCCCTAAATGGAAGCCCCTGTATCTCACCAATACCTGACTGCTCATACTCACACCCATCTAACAAGAACTGAGCCTCGTTGTTATTCTGAATAGCCTCAGCCACCCAGTATGCAGAGTCTACCTCTGATCGTGTGTACACAACATGATCGCCATGCTCTGCTGTTAGTTCCTTAAACTCTTTCCTTGCCTTAGTACCCTCTAAAACAATAAGGTCATCCATCTTCTCAGGCTCAAGGATAGCAAGGTGTACAAGCCTACCATCTCTAAATGCTTGGTGACTATCTGACTCCCTTAGTGATGCCTGATAGGCCTTAGGTGATTCTAATAGTTTCTTTAGTGAAGAACTGCTTAGTGCGTGCTGACCTAGATGCCCATAGTAAAAGGAATCATCTGCCATCTTTTGTAGGATCTCGTATCTATTCCAAGACTCCCCGTTGAGTAGTGTTATCATAATTTTGTATTAGTTCTGTTACTTCGTTCTCGGCCTTTAGCCTCTTTCTGTTTATCTCAGCGAGCGTATCCTCGTAAGTTTCTCTTTCCATCCTTAGGTCATTAATGTAATACGTTAACTCTAGGATGTCACTTGACATTTGTTGTGCGGCCTCACTTGGTCCCTTAGCCATTGCCTTCTGAACAATACCTAAGATACTTAGAAGTGCGGCATTAGCCATCAGATCTTTGTCGGTCTTTGTTAGTTTACTTAGTATCATACTCTTGGTTTAATAAATACACTACGGCAAAGGAAAGCAATAATGTTGTAAAATCCAAGCGAGTGATCGTATTTAACATTTGAATACACAAGAAAATAATTATAGTCAGTATGTAATGTGCTAGTTTCACTTCTTGTTCAAATGGTTTCTTTCGTAATATTCGTGAATCTGTTTTGCTAGACCAATACTTATCTTATCAAAAACATCATCCATATGATCCTCGTATGCATAACGATTTTCAATGTCGATACTACCTGTAAACCAAAGTATCCCTAATGAGAAACTAAGACTCTTAGTATTCTTGTTATAAGTAATAGATATTGAGGGAAAATACATTGTGTTGCTAAGAATCTCACCAAATAATACTACTCGATAATCTCCTATCTTTAAAATTGTTCTATCCATTTTTCTTTGTTTTATTTCTGTCTCTCCAAGTCACATAGCACACCGCTAGTCTTTGGTCCTGACGTTTGTACTCGATCATCATTGTCTCGTTAGACATGCACCGGCTAATGAACTCCTCTTGAGTCTCAGTAGGATTTGGTTTTGGTAATGGCATCTTGTTCTGCTTTTTCTAGTTCCAATTGTAAGTTTGCTAATGCTCGCCATGCAACCTTAGCGGAGTGGCGTACTCCATCATCGTCTATCTGTCCTGCTTCTATCAGGTGACGCGCTAAGGCATCTAAGTGGTCGTTGGACTTATTGCGGTCCCAATGTAGGGGCTTCTCCTCATGGTGCTGTTGGTTTCCCATCCATGAGCAACGAGCCACCTCCATTACTGCATCAGGGAAGTACTTCAGTACCCCTGAGAAAACTGGTTTCTGCTTCCTAGTAGATGGCATTGTCAATCCTTTGGATTAGGTATCTTAGTTCCCAATGCTCAAATCGACCTTCGATCTTACCCTTGTAGGTAGAGATATTCACATCGTACCAGTTCTTGTCTGTCTTTTCGTCTTTCTTTAGGCGACTAACCTTTACATCAATTTTAGGCATAATATATTGTTTTATTGTTCAATACAAATATACTAAAAAAATGTTTATAAATGCAAGTTGTCAACAAGAATTAATCATTATATTTTTCGAAGTAGGTCTTCAGTTCGTTGACGACAGTCCTGATGCATGATCCACAAGAGGTAGGCTTCCTGTTCTGATTAAATACCCTGTTGTATATTTTGATTATCTCTAGTTGCGTCTTGTAGTTAATAGTACCCTTAGGACTCTCAAAGAACTCAGACAGGTAGGTATACTCATCTTCCTTGAAGCATAAAGGTTTTCTATAAGAAAACAGTTTGTTTAGTCTTTCCTTCCGCTCAGTACATCCGCAATCCTCGCCTGCAACGAACTTAACCACATCTGCAACTCCAGTAGCCTTAAAGACCTTCTCAGCCGTATCACCCAAGCCTTCGGCCTCCGCCTTCCTTTTTGCTTTCCATTGTTTGTACTCCTTTGTTCTCTTATCGAGATTTTGATAATAGTTTTCATCTTTCATTGTTATATTGTTTTATGGTATGCATTACTAAATCCGGCATCAATAACCTCCCACGAGGATATCTCCCCCTTACTAAACACCCAAATGTCTGCGGTATAGTCAGCATTGGGCCTAACAAAAGCATAGTAGTCTATACCCTTGTTCTTGTTATGTGCCTCCTCATTAACAAGGAACCTATTCTTGCCGGTAGGTATTCCCTTAACGTCAAAGGCATTATCGTTGATCATCACATCAAAACCAATCACCGGCTTGTCATCTAGCAGTTTGTTTAGCGTGTGATCTATATCATTCTCGTCTAAGTAGTAACTAAATATCAGTTCACATAGCACCCCTAGTTTTGCAATAGCCGGATCCTTATCACCGCGCTGATAGCGCTTAACCTTCTTATTAAGTTCTACGTTAGCCTTGATGCGCTGTAGTCCAATGACCTCAGCAACAGGCTCTAAAATCTTAGGGTACTCTGTTTGTAAATGTTTCATATTAAATCGTAATCTCCGTTCTTATAGTCTTGCCAATCCTCACCGAACTTTTCCTTAAGGATCTTCTTGTTATTCTTTATAGTATTAAAAATACTCGTCAGGCTAATACCTGTTCCCTTTGCGATCTCCCTTAGGCTGTAGTCTGACTTAAAGTACTTCTCAGACAATAGACGATCATACCGGTGCCAGTTACTCATCTCACCCCTTACATCATTAAGGATCTTATCAAACGCATTATTCATTCCCTCGTGTACCGCATGATCAACAGAATCATCTATAGCCTCCTCATCCCATACCTCGTAGAAATCATACCTTCCCATAGACTTCTTGTAGGTCTTCCACATATTCTTTAGGGTTACATAAACAAAGAACCTATTCACATCATCATTACTATACATGATCTTAGACTCATCCTTTATATACTTATTCATCCTTAGGTAAAAACTCTGCACGATATCCTCAGCAACGTACTTGCGCTCACCAAAACTTACTACCATCCTTACCCACACATCGTGGTCCTTCGCTAATAACTCTAACATCTTACCTCCAGTATTATATAGTCACTATCTGAGTAGTACTTCTTCACATCATCCATTGCAACCACATTCTGATCTCGTTGCCACAGGACCCCCTCAAGGGCATCAAAGAGAGCCTTATTAAGATTATCATGCAGGTCAGGCTTAGTAAACTTGTATAGTATCTCATCGCTTTCCTTTTTGTACTTAGGCGTATTGGAGGGGTACTTAAACACATAGTGTAACCTAGTTACAAATATGGGCGTGTTCTCCTCTATAGCCAAAAAGCCATCAGGGAGTTGTTCCCTAACGGCTTCTTTAATCTGTTGTTTATAGTCAGTAATTTTCTTAGGCTGATATGCTCGGCCTGTTCTAGTCATCCTTACCGATTGGTGAGGTACCGCCTTAATGGGGATGTTCAGTTTGATTATCATTGGTTAGGTTGTCGATCCAATTTAATTCTTCAAAGGCCATCTGTGGATAGCCAAGTTTGTTTACATAAAAACTAAAGGTGTCAAATGCTCGGTTTCTACTTCTCTTACAAGATACCTTTACTATATTACTATCCGCATCATCTCTCTGCAATTGTATTTGCGTTTCCGCCTTCTTCTCCATCGCACTACCCAAGTGTCCCGTTGGCTTATCACTACCAAAGTTGCTGTGGATAATGGTCATTATATGTATGTTGTACTGCTGAGATAATCTCATTATCTTCTGCACCAACTCGTTTGCCTCTTCTATATTATTTACGTCAGACATTAAGTCTGCAATACCATCTATAATAACTAAGCCTAAGTTCTTCGTATCCTCTATAGCAATCTCTATTGCCCTTAGACGATCCTTATAACCTACACCCCTTAGTCCATAGGTCTTATACCTTTCACTACTTACCCCTGTCATCTCTAGCACACGCTTAAAGGTACGCTGTGCGTGAAACTTACCCTGCTCCGTATCAAAGTGCATAAGTATCTTACTATCGTGATGCCCCTTAATCTTACCCGCAAACTTCTCACATTGTCCGCCTAAGTATGCCGCAGAGAACAAACTCGTAAGGAATGTCTTCTTGGTCTTAGGAGGCCCCTGAATGAACGAAAAGTTCCCGTAGGTACCAATAGGTGTATCGTATGTCAAAGTGCCGTCAGAGGTCTGATATGAGTGTTGTCCGTAACTTAATGCTATTGGAGGATGATCTATCTTCTCCGTTGGGTCAATATAACTCTCATTCAGTATGTACTCTAATCTTAGCCTATCCTCTGTCTCTTGTTCTGTAAATATCTGTTCTATGCTCATTGTTTGTTTGTTTGATTAAAAGTATTGGGGGCCGTAGCCCCCGTTACTATGCTACACTAAAATGGAAAGTCCATGTCGTCAGCAGGTGCCGCTTGTGGCTGTGCTGAACCCTGCTTCTCCATTGGAGCCGCAGCAATTCTGCCATCAGTACTAACCACCCGGCCATTACCTAAGTATTGTGTCTTAGCGCCTGAATCGCGCTCTTGCTTCGATAGTCCTGTGGCTACAGCAACATTGTTGCCGAACTGATCCACATCATCGTTAACGAAGGCCGTAACATTGTAGTACGTTCCTTTCTTTCCTTGAATGACCTTGCTCTTGTCGATTTTACTTAGGTCAATGCTAAATGTAATTGTTGCTCCCATAATTTACTTAATTAATAATTGTTCTACTTCTTTGGTTAATGTATATTTCTTTTTTACTTCTTCGATGTTACCACCGCCTGCGATGTACTTCTTTACCTTGTTAAAGTTATCACCTGACTTTGGTAGTTTAGGCTTGGCGGTTACCGCTACGTTTGGCTTAGCAGATACCTCCTTGCCATGCGTGTTTAGGTCATCAGCGTCCTTAGTATCATCAATAAGGAACAGACCATTAAGCGCATACTTTCTAGCGTACGAAGATGATGATCCTGATGATTGTGCCGCATCCATACCCTTCTTGTTAAGGTCTAGACCTGCCTGAGCGTACACCTCTACTGAGGTATCATAGTCAGCACAGAATACCTTTGCCTTAGCGTTTACGAAAGGGAATCCTGCTATCTCAATAGTTTCATCACTTAATATTAGGTTTAAGCCATAATTGGCCAATAGCGGTTTAACCGCCTCCAAGATACCCTCTAGGTTCCTGTAGTTGTACTTCCCAAAAGAGTTGTACATGTTCTTCGGGGCTTTCAGTTCTGTCTGAACTTTAAGAAGCCTTTCTTGTAATGTTAATGTTTCCATAGTTACAAATATAATAAAAATTAATTAATATTTCAAGTTTTGTTCAACACGCTTCTTAATGCGTGGTCTTACATCTTTATAGAAGTCCTTGTTATTCACCTCTCTAACGATCTTGAATTTTCTAGAAAGGTTGGTAGAAGGATCACCTACTTCAACAATAAGTTCTCTTAGGTACTCTACGGTTTCCTTTAGGTACTCGATCTTGTTGTCATAAACCTCCTGCTTAACCTGAAGTTTATTCCAAAACTTATTGGTCTCCTTTCTAACCTGATCATGTTTGTCGTCATCATCTATTAAGAATGCGCTTAACATATCTCTATAGTAGCGTTGCTTAATAATGTCATTCTCCTCCTCGTCAACCAGTCTTTGATAGAAACCAACTAGGTGATGTCTGTTTAGTTCTTTCCTGATCTCCTCATAGGATTGTTCTCTTTTTGCGTTTAAGCCATTAAGTTCGTTTTGTTCTTCTTGTGTCATCTTGTTTGATTTAATAATTAATAACACCACGAATATATGGTGACATATTTAAC